TGCTCCTTGAGCATTTGTGCAAACTGCTCAGGGGTTACTTCCATAACCTCGCTGAGCACAAACAGGCCCATGTTACGCATGCCCTCACGGAAGAAAGTCTCACTGTTGCCAGTGAAGCTGGTACGGTAGATACCGGCCTTCTCCAAGAGTCGCATGACAAACCTACGGCCCTGCTTGTGGCCCATCAACCAACGAATGTCCTCTAGTTCCTTTTTGCGTTCGACGTTTGCTTCAAGGCCTTTGGCCTCGTCTTCACGTGCGTGCGCGTTCAGGTCTGTAGGGTCGCGTTCGGTGGATGACATGCTGCGGATTCTCTGAGGCGCTTAGCGGCTTAAGCACACGCTATTGTGCTTCAGTGAAGTCCACGTAGAACTGCTTACCAGGAACGAACTCTTTGGCAGCTTCGGAGTTGATGGTGCCAATCTTGATCTCACCCCAAGGTGTCCACTTGAAGAACGATTCGTTCTCAGCGCTGCCGCTGAAAACTGGGACCAGTTTCACGCTATGGCCATTCGAGTCGTGGGTGACGGACTCAACTTTGAATTTTGCTCTCACTGTCATGGTGTTATCCTTTCTGTTTACGCTATTGCGCGCCTGGCGTGTTGTATCCCTGCAGCGATGCCATCACGCTTTGCAGGTTCTGCGGGTTAATCTCGCTTGCCGTCTTCGCGGTCTCAACAGTCTGTGGCATCGTGGCTGCGGTTTGCATGAGCTGCGCCTGCTTGGCTGCATCTGCGCGCTTCTTAGCCACCACGTCGTCAGGCACGATTATTTCTGGGTTGACGCCATACATCTGGCCGTAGTCGTCAATGGCTTGATCGAAGTCGATCTTGTCGAGTACGCCTGGGTTGAGACCCGCGATATTGCCAACGGTAGCCAGCAGTCGGTCCATGCCTTGGGCACTGACGATGCGCTGTGCCTGAGCCAGTGTGGAAATGAACTCGGTGTTGAGCTCAACGCCTTGCAGTTCCTTCGGGGCTGGGGGCAGGATACCTGCCTCAACGCAGTAGTCGAAGGTAATGTCTATCAGGGGCTTCAGCAGCTCGTCGTGCAGGCGTTCCAGCACAGGGCCGATCATCAGCATCTTCTCCTCGTGACGCTCTGCAACCTCGGTAGCTGTGATCCCGCTGCGCGTGTCGTTGGCCAGCATCATGAACAGGTCGGCGTAGTAGGCGCCACGGATGCGGCCACGCACATCGTTGATGTCTTCCAGCAGGTGGTTCAGGTCTAGGTTGACCTCAAACGCAGAGCGGATGCCGCCACCGGCTTGGGTGACGTCAGCGAACATGATGCCACCTGGCAGCCGCGACTTCGCAGCGTCCTTGTACTGGGTGGGCACCTGCAGTGGGGGATTGACCTGGTAGTCAATCGCCTGCGACTTGCGCAGCTGCTCGTGCTGGAGCTGCTTGACATCGCCCTGAGCTTCCATGCCTGGGCTGTTGCCGTAGATGTCGTTGCCCGTCACGGCCCAGCGTGGTGCCAAGCCTGGGAAACGCTTGAAGCCAGACTGGCGCAGGAACTTGTCCTCGTTACCGCCAAGCTCCAGGTAGTTGGATGCGAACGGCATGTTGCGGTTGTCCCGCTTGCCTGGCTCGCGTCCGTGATTGGGTTCGATCAAGTGGACCACTGGCACCCAGGCGTCCAGCTGGTTGCGTTCGTACAGGGTACGCACCGTGGTGCTGCAGTTGTTCACGCCGAACTGTTTGACCAGTTGGCCAACGGTCATCTGGAACTCACGGCCCAGGGTGTCAACGCGACCGCGATGGTCAGTGCCAATCGCGTATTCCCCAATGGTCATGGGGTAGTGGTGGATCACGTTGTCGAAGTCAGGCAGCACGACAGTTGCCCACGTACCGAACAGGCCCAGCTCCTCGTAGCCCTGGTGCAGGCTGCGATAGGTGTTGGACCGGGCGAAGATGTCGCGCAGCAGGTTGGTGCACTGGAACAGCCAGGACTTGACTGGACCAAACTCCATCAGCTCGCGGTCGGCCAGTTCCATCTTGAACCATGGTCGTGCAGGGCTGGTCATGCCCGACATCATCCCGGCAGCCAAGGTGCGTGAGGCGCCGATGGCAGTGTTGTCGTAGATGCTGTTGTGGCGCTTCCAGCCCTTGTTCACGTCGGTGACCATGTACCGGCCCAGGCGTGGCTGCTGGTATTCGCTTATCTCGCGCCAGTGCATTAGCCAGGAGCTGCGCTCTTGCCACAGCGCGCCCTTGCGCTGCAGTACGCGTTGCCTTTCGGTGAGGCCTGAGCCCGGTACGGTTGCCATGTGTTAGCTGCCCAACAGGCTGTTACGCCCCAGGTTAAGTTGCGAGTTCTCGATGCCTGTTGCCCCAGTGAGCAGCGTACCGCCACCCGACATACCGCCACGCTTCTTGCGCATGTCGGCCAGGTCGGCCAGGTTGGGGTCTTTAGGTGCAGACGGTGCCTGCGCATTGCCGGTGGAGGCAGTCATGCCGCTGACTGTTGCACCTACGAGGGGATTGCCACCAAAGCACATGGGGATACCTCTGAGGTTGTTGGGTACTGTAAAGCCCGAACTCTAGGTCGCAGGTGCGCGTTTAAGCGCACGCGCGCTAGCCCCGTGAGGCCATTGGGTCGTAGGAAAGCACCTCTTCCATGCTCTGCTGTTGCATCTTGAAGCTCACCTTTGGCGTCTCCATCAGGGCCAGGATGTAGGCCGTGGCCATGTCCGGGCTATGGCCAATCCGCTTGATGATGTCGTCGCGGCTTTCGACCTTGACGGTGTAACCAGACGCCTCCCACTTGGGCGCGCACAGTTCCGACAGCAGCTTCTTGGTTGGTGGCAGGGCAATGCCCGTGTCGTTGGCTGGGTCCAGCGCTTCTCGCATGTGCCACCACAGTTCGCTGCGTTGGTTGAAGAAGCGTAGCTTGCCTGAGCGATCCGTGCCTCGCGCCTTCTCGGCCACGTTCACACCGATCACGTTCAAGCGCATCCCGTTGAGCACATCGTAGGGGCTGGCACCCACACCGATCGCGTCGATGTGGATGGGCGCATCGTCACGGCGGTGGGCAATGGTCAGCCCGGCCACCTTGGGTCCATCTGGCGTCTGGCTTCCTGGGTACTCGTGGGGCTCGTCGAACCACATGCCTTTGCCGTTGTCGTCCACGTGACGCGTTGCGATGCTGGTCTTGTCCTGGCCGCCTCGCGCAACGTCCACACCGATAGCCAGCATCTCACCTTTGGGAGCGCGCTTCTTCCAACGGGCTTGGGCCTCCTCGACCCAACTGGTGGGAATGACCTGCCAGGGGTCGTCCTGCACACCGGCAGTGAATGACCCGTACAGCATCTGGCTGCGCAGGGGCTCGGGCAGTGCTTGTAGCTGTGACATATAGCCGGTTCCCACGAGGTAAGGGTTGTCTGAAATGCGCGACGGAATGAACGTGCGCGAACGCGGGGTAATCAACTCGCCCTTGTGCATGAACGGTGTGCCGTCTGGCATCTCGGTCTGCTGCCCGTCGATCACCGCGAACCAGCGCAGCTCACCCGGCATGGCTGGGTTTGGGTGCTTGGTGTCCAGCCATGGTGCAAAATATTCAATGACCCATCGCCCTTCGGCAGTGCTAGGTGGGTTGAACGTGAGCAGCGTCTGGCATCGCTGGCCTGGTGTTGTCGTTCGGTTCCAGGCCATCAGGAACTCGACCTGCAGTTGAGTCAGGCTGGTGGCCTCGTCGTAGATGATTAGGTCGTGAGGCCGACCGCGATACTTCTCTTCGTCCTTGGGGTTGGGCAATGAGCCAAACTCGATCTGCACACCGCGAGGCCCGGCCCCACGCCATATGCCATCCTTGGAGCTGAAGCCGTCACGCGTGCCCAGCAACTCGGTCAACCGATCCACCATGCCGGTGTGCTCGGTTCCGTTCTTACGCACCACGAACGCAACGCGATGCTGCATGATGGCCTTGCCAATCGCCAGGTCGGTCTTGCCACCACCGGCTGAGCCACCGAAGCCGATCACGTCTGCGATGCTGTCGTAGGCCATCTGCTGTGGGCCTGGCAGTGGTGACCACAGCTTGTCGCGGATGTCGGCCATCACGAGGGCCATCAGCTCCTTGCGCTCCTCGGGGCTTAAGTGCGCCTCAAGCGTTGCGAGGTCGGAGGCGTTCATGCCAGGTCGCTGAAGTCTTTGCGCTGTTGGGCTAAGGCTAGCAGCTGTGCCACACGCGCTGCGCGTGCTGTTGGGTCGACGTCCAGGGGCTGGCCCTCAACGCCAGCCAGCTCGGTGCGGTCTGCGTAGACCTCTTTGCGCCTGCCCTTTAGGATCAACGACAGGAGCGCATCGCTGTGTTTGCGAACGGTCAACGGGATGGGTTGGCCTTTGTCGTCCAGCACCATGCGCCACTTCTCCTCCTCGACGGGCTCTCCGGTCTCAGCATGCTCGTGCTTGACGATGTAACGCTCGTATCGGTAGGTGAGTCGGCCTTTGTCGATCACGGGCTCCTCGAAGCCATCCACAGCCCGCTTGTAGGCTGCCTGCTCGGCTCGGTCAACGCCATCGGCCATGGCGTCATCCCAGGCTGCAGCGAACGCCTTGTCGGCATTGCGCCGGTCGTATGCGGTTGAGCGGTTGATGCCTACCGCATCGCAAGCATGGCGGACGACTGGCATCGCGCGAAGCGCAGCCAGGAACGCGGATTGCCATGGGAAGGGGTGGGAAGCCATGCCGCCATGGTAGGCCGGGCAGGGCTTTTAGGCGCACGCGTTAAAACGGCCTCAGAGCGCCGGAAACTCGTTGGGGCTAGCTACCCCCCAGGCAAGCTCAATTGAACGCACCAGGACCCGTTTGGTGGCCGCTGGGACCTGTGCGCGCTTACGACCAGTCAAGATGTCGCGGATCGTCGACTTGGCGATGCCGCCAGGGATGTCGTCGAACTTGCCAGCGATCTGCGCATAGCTCAGTCCAGCCTCTCTCAACTCGAACACCAGGTCGACGTCGGCATCGGTCAACTTGGCGCGATGATGGTCCTCCCCGATGCGCTTGCCCTTGTCGTTCACGAACACCAGTTTGTAGGTCATTTTCCAGTCCTTGCAGAATTTTGCACGTTCGTTCCAGCGTGTCGGGCTCTCGGATCGAATGTGCAGTTTTTTACGTCTTCAACCAACTTGACCCTGATCCGAACCCAACACAACCAACATCCCCTAAAGGGCGATGTTGTGTTGTGTTGTGGTTTTCGGACATTCACAACATGACCAACTCGGACCCATGTTGGTTGATGTTGGTCATGTTGGAAGCCCAATGCGCATCTTTTTGCGCGTTCATAGGATCGTGATGGTCTTATCGTCTTCCAGGATGTAGGGTGAATCATCCCCTTTGCAGAGCCCAACAAGGGACCTGCGCACCCTATCTCGACGTGTTTTTTCGAGCCCGTCATCTATCTTTGCGAACCGCGATAAGGCCTCCTTGATGACCGCATCTGACTCAATCCCGGCAGTTTGGCTCTTGGCAAACTCTTGGATCACATCGTTCACAATCTTCTCCACTGGCCCCAGTTCTTTGCGCACTTTGGCAGGCCCTGGAAGGGCATTCACGGCCTCAATAACCACACAGCTGGAGATGATGTCACCATCCTCGTCCATGTCCAGGTTTACTGTCTCCAGAGTGAAGCCAAAGATGGTCCCATCTTCCCCATCCTTGGACTTTGATAGGCGCAAAGCCCTGGCGTTACCGCTGCGTAGCACCTCTATCTCTGCATCAGCTGCAGCACGTAGGCCTGACCAGCCCCGTGCACCCTTGGTGGTGTCCTTGCCAGCGTGGTGGACCAGCATCACTGCACACTTGAGCACCTTGTGTATGCCCTTGGCGTGGCGCAGTGCCTTGCCAACGTCCTCGCCTGAGTTCTCGTTGGCGCCCGGCATGACCTGGGCGAACGTATCGACGATGACCATGGCGATGTCGGTCAGGCCCAGTGACAGCACGGCCTTGCATACGTCCAGCGCGTCCTCCTTGAGCATGAAGTTGGGTGCTGCGTCCAGGATGTAAACATCGATGTCAGCCAGGTTGAGCTGGTGGTGCAGGGCGTAGGCTCTGAGGCGATTGCGAAAGCCACCAGCACCCTCGGCAGCGATGTATACGATCTTGCCCTTGCGCGTCTTCTTGTTGCGCCACGGCAGGCCCTGAGCGATGTGGAAGGCCATGTCCAGTGCCATGAACGACTTGCCTGATCCAGACTCCCCGAACATGACCACCAGCTCGGCATCAGGCACTACGTGCTTGATAAGCCAGCGTGGACTGGCGCCACTGGCGAAGTCAGCAGCCTGGGCTAGCTGGAAGCGTTGTTTTTTAGCAACAGGCTGATTGTGAGACTCGTCCGGGAACTCGTCCTGGGGTGGTGCCAGGTTGTCGAACTCGTCCATGGACGCTGGGCCGTTGAGGTTGATGTGCGCCCCGTTCTCGTTGGCCATGCGCACCAGGGTACGGGCTGTGACGACCTTGCCTGAGCCCTTGCCAAACGAGTTCCAACGTTCTATGCCGTACTCGCGGTCGGTGTACTTGGGTGACTGTTGGCTCCAGGCATCCCACAGCTCGAAGCCGTTACCCTGGGTCTCGTGGTGGATGGCCATGCCCACTTGAACCCACTTGTCGTAGTCCATGTCGGTGGGTAGCACGTCCAGGCACTCGCGCAGCTGGGGTTCGGTGAGGCCAACGGGCTGTTCGTTCGACTCTTCGCTCATGGACTGGGCAGCCAGCTCACGCTTGAAGCGTGACTGGCACAGCGCCATGACGGCTGGGGTTACGTCTGCAACGGTGTCGGCGTTGCCCAGCATGTCGCAAGCTGGGAGGACGTTGCCGGTAATGGTGACGAAGCCTTTGGTGCTGAAGGTCTCGAATCCGAAGGGTTCGCCGTGTGCCTTAAGGTCGCCCAGCTGGCCTTTGAAAATCGCCCGGATTCCCTTGCCACTTGGGCTGAGTTCAGCGTAGGAGTCTCCAAGTACAGCGCTGACGTCAGCATGAATCTGACCGTCGCTGGCGATACAGTTGTCAAAGTCGAGGGCGACCACGTTAAGCCCAGCCAATGGAGCAAAGCCAACACCCGAATAGCCTCGCCTTTCGCACGCCTGCGCTGCTTCAGCGAACGTGACGAGCTGTACCCGGTCTTCAGGGCGACCCTGGACGCCATGGCGACGACCTCCTCGGGCGTAGTAGGGGACTTTTCTGGGTTTTGATGTGCCATTCTCTTCAAACCTCCAAACCAGCCAGGCAGGCAGGTCCTTGAGCGCCGTGGGCGCGTTGAGCTTTAGTGCCATAGCGGGTCCTAGTTGCGGGTGTCATTGTCTTCAATCGGAAAGTCGCTGCGCACAGCGGCAGCGCCCAGGCAGCGCTGCGCGAACGAACACTCGCGGCAGCTGCTCACCAGGTCGGTGCGGTAAATCTTCGGCAGAGCACCCTTGGTGCGCTTGTGCAGAGTGGCACTAGCGACCTCGATAGCGATGGCCAGCTTGGGCTGGGGCTCGCGTGAGTATGCCTTGTCGGTGTTGCCTGCCAGGTGGTAGAGGTAGGCGCGCGAGGTGCCCGCCAGACGGGCCAGCTCCTCTTGCTCCTGGGTCGTGGATAGGCGCATCCACTGCTTGATTGCGTTCATAGGGGTTCCTTCAGGTGAAGGCGAGATTCTACTTGGTGCTGAAATTCTTTTAGCAGGATATGAGTGGTGAAAATACAACGAAAATAGTTGTTGACATTGTTTCAGCACGTGCTAAGATAGAGCCGTG